GTGCGTCTTCCACGCAAGGGTCCATTTTCACCCACAGCGGCATCCGAATGAACGGCGCCTTCCCGGTTCCACGGACCGGGCTTCCGCTCCTAGGCGCAGCTGCATGCGCCGAGACAGCCGGCCGCTCAGACCAGCGTACTTGCGTACGGGGCGATGCGGTAGGCGAGGTTGGTGAAGGTGCCCCACCCAGGAGGGACGGAGAAAGAGACGCGTCCGTCAGTGGGCATGGTGACCTTCATGGTGGTGTTGGTGGTTGTTGCGCCGGCGTTGACGAGATTGGCCAGCTCAGTGAATGCAGAACCTGCGACAGTCGAAGTGAATCCTGGGACTGGCGTGGTTGAGACAGTTGTGCCTGTTGCGAGCATATCGAACAGCCATGTGCCGGCCTTGAGCCAGAAACCGCCTGTGTCTTGGGCGGTAATGACAGGGACCGACGCGTTGGCATTTGTTGCGACAGCGTCCGTGTACGGTGCGGCCTTGGAGGCGGTGTTGGTAGCGAACAGAGCACTGGCTTCGGCTGGGCGAAACGTGAGTGCGTGAGGCACCATCAGCTTGACTTCATACTTGAGGTAGAGTGTGCCTTTGAGACTGGCCGTTGAGGCCAGGCAGCCGACGATGAGGTTGCCGACGTCGTAGGTCTTGGCGTCGGTGTTGGCGGGGTAGCCGCCTGTTCTCACGAACTTCTGTTTGCCGAACTTGGCCAGGTCGGCGGCGGAGAACTTGAGTACGCGGGTCTGATAGAAGGGGCCATCGACCGCGCCCTTGTACGTCATGAGGGTCTGAAGGGACCCCGGTGCGGCGTCGACCACATCGTGGTCGCAGGCCAACGCCACAACACCAGAGTCGTTGGTGCCGACGTAGGGGCGGTAGTGCACCTCGAGTGCGAGGAATTGGTAGAACTCGTAGTTCGCCGCGATTGCTGACAGCCACGGGAACACTGTTGACAGACCCGGGTTGAGCGGGTAGGTCACCGATGTGAACGTCGTGGTTCCGTTGAGGAGTGCCAGGAATTCCTCGTTCCTGACGACGATGTCGCCGTTGCTCTGCCTGATGCGCGGAGCATTGCCGGCGGGCTTCTCCGAGCCAAAGGCTGCGGGTACTGAGGGGATGCGCTGGGGCTTCTTCCCCTTGGGCTTCTTCGATTGGTTCTTCCGGTTGCGTTGCATCGCACCTGTCATCAAAGGATGTGGTCCAGTTGCGTTGTATGGGATACGGCACGCTACACCGGACTGTTCATGGACAACTTTGCGGAGCCGTGCAGTCTCTCGGCATTTTGGTTAGCACGTAAATATTAAGTGGGGGTTCCTCAGGGTAACCCAGGCAGAGCTGTGTGTCGGGAGCCACCTTCAAAGCCACACAAACCCTCCCTTTCTCCACACCGTTTTGGTCCAGCCAGGCCGCGCTTACTAGAGAGGCTAAGTCGGTCATTCCGACAACATTTCGGCATCTAGTGAAGTGTTGGGCTAGGCAGTTGTCCACCCCATGGCCTAGTTGATGGGTTCACGCGCTCCTGGGCGCACGTAGCGCCTCCAGTAATCTCTAGCGTCGTTCCACTCATCTCCATAGTACAGATACTGGACCCATGGTCCATCGAGGCATCCGCCTTTCCAAGCGGCGATCTCCTCCTCGATTAGTAGCTGTACATCGACTGGCACGTCGTACTGCTCGGCGAAGTCAATACGAGTCGACTGGCTTGGGCCTAAAGCCATCATTTCCATTGTTTGTTCTGAGAATTGGAGAATCTCATGTGTCAACTGCGAGGCGTACCACCCCGAGTCGAACCGCGGCGTCACTCCGTTTGTATGCACTAGCATCCGCTTAGCCAGCGCGTGGAGTATGGGACACCGAGGGTGCTCATAGGCCAGGGACAAGGCCTTTGCTCTGAGCAGCCCCAACAGGACCTTCTCACCTGCCAATCGCAACGGGCTGTGCGACCACCCGAAGGTTAGCAGTGTCTTGCGCGGATCAGTCATCGTGCACTGGTCGCGCGAGGAAACCAGCCCGCAAAAGCTGGTGCGAAGAAGGTCGTTGTGGCGTAGCATCTTGATCGAAAACCCTATGCTTGCAAAGTCGTCGCGGGTGATGGCCACCGTCGAATTAAACAGTCCATCATCGCCCTCCACGACACCAACAATTTCACCGCCCTTCTCATAGGCGAGGAATTTCGCTAGCATTAGGTTGCTGAATCCATTTCCCAGGGAAGTGCACATCTCTCCAGACATGCGCCTCCCCTTTACATCGATCCGGAAGTGTTGTCCGCAACAGCGATTCACGCCGCACATGGCGGTGTGGATGTCTTCGTACACCTGTGGGTAGTGCTTCAGCATATGCTTGTAAAGCACCATCTCAATGGCGTCAAGTACCTCTGGGAGGAAGTGTGACTCGAAGTGGCTGTAATCGGTCTCGATGAATGGCGGGGGCAAGTGGCCCAGCATTGAAGCGATGTATTTCGGCCGAAGTCTTTGCGGTACATGCTTGATGAACGAGGGATGCTGGTACACCCTGTCTTCCATCAGCTTGAAGAATCGGCCGAAGTGACATTTGGCGACGTCGCTTCTCGAATTGATGCCTCTGGCTTGCTTGTACTTTGTGTAGCACTCTACTTTCCCGAATAGTGTGATTTTCCTTTCGTTGAGTGTACCAGAGTATTGACATCGGTTTTCTTTCCAGGTGCGCAGGAGTTCGTCCTTGCGTGACTGTGTGTAGTTGGCATTGTTAGCCAGCCATGTTTCTACTGTAGTGTCGGCATCGGAAGGAATGGGCTCGAACATCGTCGCAACGGAGTTTTCGACGAACTGCTTCAACCTAGCTACCTTGGCCTGGTCGCTCGGCGGTGGATCAGCCGCAAAGCGCGCAAGACACCCGGCCAAGAGTGTAGGCCCATGTTTGACGTCGGCCATGGGCGGGCCGAGCCCGTATATTACGGGACCGAGGGATGTCTGTGTCGGTATCCGCGGAGCATCGACCTCAAAGGACTGATAGCGCACGACAGTAGCCGTAGCAGGGTCAACAGGAGCAGGGACAACGTCATCGTCGATGCGATAGCCGTATCCGTACTTAGGGCTGGCGCTGCCCCACTCGCGTTTAACCCCATGCTGCGGTGACTGCGAAGTGTGTGAAGGTCCTTGATGCTTGCCTGCGCGTGGGCCACTATTCCAGACCCGTACTGTACTGCGCGGTTGAGCCGACTTGGGAAGTTCAGATTGGTGATTCGAGTCGCCAGGTCTAGG